CAGATTCACCCACGAAGCGGATCAAGGCGATTGCGGCTCAACGGCATTTTGTGGCAGCAGATTGCGAGAGCAAGCGTGGCCGTTTCACGTACGACGCCTTCGGCTGGGGCGACCTGCTGCTGCTGGCCGGGCCGGAGTGCGATGAGTCGCCGACCCTGATCATGGTGCAGGTCACCAGCGCATCAAACCGGTCATCCAGAAGATCCCGCATGCTCCAGCGGGACGTGGTCAACGTCCGGCTCTGGCTGGCCGACGGCACGAGGGGCGCGGCCCTGATCACCACCGGCCACCGGGGCGGAGCGTGGACGCGATGGACCACCATGTCGCTCGACGAGGACGGTGCGATCGTGGAGTCGGACGAGTGGATCGAGGACGGGAAGCGGCGAGCGTAGGCGGGCCGTGGTACGCCGGGGGCGTCGGGTCGGTCGAGTCGGCGGCGGGGTCGGTCTCGCGGAGGGGGGGCCACCCCGAGCGTACGGATCCGTTGCACCCACCCCCCCCCATATACCCTCAAAAAATGCGCATGGTATTTTTCCAGGCCACGCCCGAACAACGCAAGCAATCCCATACGCCACACATACAGAATCCGTTAGGCATTTGTTATAGGTCCGGGTAGTTACTGGACCCGGTCCGGGTAAAATGAAATCTAAGGTACCCACAAAATCGGCATTCTTGATATTGCGAAGGATGCTTTTTGCATTTAGGTCCGCTTGGCCCAGTAAAAGTAGGGGGGGTATGTACACTGTCCCACAGTGACCCCCTCATGTGTGCATACATGTTCTGGGATTTCAGTGGCCCACCCGGACCTAAACGACTAAATCGTACTTCTTGGCACCGTGAGTGGGGATTTAGTGGGCCACTGGGGGTCCGGGGTGGGTCCAGTAACTTTTTGATTCGCCCCTTACGGCAGCAAGAAGGCCGATTAGAAGCAAATCTAACCGGCCCACCCGCGTTTCTAGGCTGTAAATGGGGTCAGTTGTTGCCTGACCTGGAGAGGAAGTATCCGTGCCTAGATGCGACATCAGAGATCTCATCTGGCTTGAGGCTGTAGACCCTCTTTCGGTTGTCCCCTTCTCTCGTCCTCTTGCTGCGTATGCCGAAGTTGGACAGCGTCTTGCCGATGGTGGAGGAGATCCAGCGGTCAAAGAGTCCCGAGGGGCCGTAGACCTTCAGGTAGTCCAGAATCTCTGCGCCGGAGGGCTGTTTGCCCTGGACCCTCATGTCGTATAACACCTCCAAAACAGCCTTATGAGCAGGATTTTCCAGTCGCTCTTCTTCGATCGACTGGGATATCCCCGCAAAGGCCGCTATGACCTCCAAGTAGTTGGGCGTGTATTCAGACGCTAGGGCGAAGATCGGCTGCCACAGGTCTATCTGACGCCCTGAGAAGGCCATCCCGCTGGGCATGGGTGCCATGGAGAGAGTGTGCCACAGTGCGTGGTTCTCCAGTGCGGCGATGTGGAGTGAGTTCCTGATCGCCTCGAACGAGTCTGCAGCCGTGTGGACTCTTCTCTTGATCTTGGGGGATGAGGAGGATGCCCTGACCATGGGGATGATGATGGATCTGGACAGGAGTGCTGGCGGCAGGGTCTTGATGGCTGCGAACGCCTTGGGTCCGAAGATGCGGTAGTCCACCACGGAGAACCCCCCCTTCGCTTTCTTCTCGCACCTCCTGGCTATGGCGAACTTGGACTGGTGCCCTGCATTCAGCATGGTCAGCAGTTCGACTCGATCCTTGTCCGCCACGGCTTCCGCCTCGTCATACAGGAGTGTGCCGCAGGTGGAGTTCATGGTCCTGAACATGGCTGGCTCGGACATATTGGATGCGATGACGGGCGAGTAGACCAGTTCGGACAGGCAGTCAAGGACTCGGCTCTTGCCGCACCCTCGTTCTCCGGTCAGGGAGACGTATGGGACGGCGTGCCACGCGGTGAAGCAGTAGGACATCAGGATCCAGTATGCGAGGGTGACGATGGCCCCCTGCCTGTATTCGTCCGGCAGGTCGATGTAGTGCTCCAGAAGGTAGATGATCTCCTCGATCGTGGTGGGAATGTCCACTGGATCATTGGAGTGTGACTCCCACGCCTTGGCATCTGCGAACGACCACTGCCTGGTGCCCTCGGCCTCAGCCATGGGCAGCAACAAATCGAGCGTCCCCTCAGACGTTTCGATTCGATCAACATCGGGGCTGAGGATAGACCTCTGACCGTCCCCGTTTTGCAGGCAGACCAGCGTCTCGTCCACCAATCGGCCTCCCTCTCCCCTCCGTGTCACTCGTATTCCCAGAGCCCCCGCTTCTTCCTTCATGAACTGGCACGGGTGGACCAGATACTCCATATCGACAATATCGCCCCCTGTGGGGGAGACGTTGTTCACCGGCACCTTGTTGTCTCCCGAGCCCTTCTCGGAGAAGCCAAGGCTCCTGAGATCGCCGGGGTTGACGTGTTGTTCCAGTGCGGACCAGCCGACGCAGGACTTCCCTCCGCCGCTCCTCTCGTACGAGGTCTCGACGGCCTTCCTCCTGTCTTCCATCTCCGTGGGGTCTGATTCGGCCACGGAGAAGACGGCGTGCATGATTCTGAGAGCCCGCTCCTTGGGCACGCCGGACTTGGCCCAGAGCCCCCCTGCAGCGAGCCAGAAGTCATGCCGTGATCCCTCAGCCGGGTATCCCCTGAGCAGCACGGCGGCCCCGTGAATATCGTTTACCAATTCCGCCAGTTTCTCGAAAGGAAGTTTCATGGGAGTACGCTTATCCCACCAGACGACGGCTTCCCCCGTGGGATGCACGGAGCCAGGCATGACTGTCTGGCACGCCTTTCCCCCCGGCTGGGACCGCAGTTCGACCGTGACCTTGCCCGGCCCGTCCTTGAGACGGAGCCCTTCGCCCGCATTCTCGCACGAATACAGGTAGTGGCTCCTTGGCGACCCCTGTCTTCCGAATATGGCGGTGTCTTGCGGCAGCAGGTATCTGGCCACGGCTGCCGCTTCTGGGCAATCGAGGTCGATATCTACGACTCCGTGCTCGTTTCCAAGCAGGATCCCCACGTTTCCGCTGTCCCCGAACGCTTCCTTGGCCTCGGCCAGCGTCTCGTAGCGTACTTGGTGCCAGTTCTTGGTATCCGGCCCCTTCTTGCCAGCGGGGATCACGACCGGATTTGACCCGATTTCGCGTATCCAAAGTGCTGTTTCAAAGGGTTCTGGGACTGTTTCACTGCCTTGGCCGAGAATAGAATCAAGTTGCCACGAGGCACGAATAGTGGTATTGTCTGACATATCAACCGAGTTCCTTCCATGGAATGAGAGCACGTCCCTGTCTTCAACCGACGGGGACGTGTTGTTTTTATCTGGCGTCATTGCATCTAGCAAGTGTACCCGAGACGGCTGGACTTGCAACCCGTCCACCGAACGGATATCGTTGTCCACACAATACCCTTCGGCACTGGAACAAACAGAGTCGCTCCTGGCCAGTGCCGAGGGATTCCCTTCTCATGAGACAGCGGCGGACTCGCATCGCCGCTGTCTTTGTATACTCATACCATGTGCAACTGGTACGTCTGGGCCTACGCCCTGTCCAACGTGTTCATACTGGTCCTCATCGTCCACATTCTCTCGAAGGACGTGGGCGGGGGGTCCGACCCCAAATAACCCTTTCGCTAGGGCGGTATGCTTGTTGTGTTCCGTCTGCACCCCCATCGACTCCCGGTGGGGGTGTTTTTTATTTCATAATTCTTTTGCAAAGGTCGGGGATGTTTGTTAGGGTGTCGCCGTACATACATGCGAAAGGCGACCAACCGGGGTTCCCGGTCGTCCGAGAATCGAGCACAGATGTGACCCGCAAAGGGACACCTTCGGAAATTGTTACTCTGAGCGTGAAAGACTGGATCACGCTCTTGGGTATCGTTTTGCCTATTCTCGTCTTGTGTATATTCGGCTGGCTTCGACACGACCGTCTTCTGACGGAGGTGGCAGCCAACCAACGCATGCTGACAGATCGTCTCGAAAGGGTAGAGAGCACTTTAGATGCGGGGATGTTTCCATGACCCGTATGCTGAAATTGTCCACGGCCCTCCTGCTGCTACCTTCCGGCTGTTCGATGTCGGCCAAGCATACGGGGCTTACCCTTTCACCATCCGAGGCCCACTCACGGCCTGCGGGGGGGCTCGTGGACGCCGCATTCTCCGCTGGCAGCCTGTGGCCGATCACGTTTGCCTCGGGCCTGTTCCTCCTGGCTGCGGTCCCCGCGTTCTTCATCCTCGACCGAAAGCAGTTCATCACCCTGTTGATCGTCGGCGTGATCCTTGCGATTGCCCCGATCGTCCTCCTTCGAGTCCTTGAGCACCTCGTGATTCCCGCCGCCGTCATCATCGGTGCCGCTGGCCTCGGTGCTTTGGTATTCTTTCTTGGGCGTCTATGGGACAGGTGGAATACATCCAAGCGGGCAAAGAAGATTGCGGCAGACCTCCGCTCGCACACGACTCCTACGACCTTGACGGATACAGAGGCTGCGGAAGCGGTTGAAACACTGGCAACTATTCGGAGACCAAAGTCAAATGGATAACCTTGGAACCGTAATTGTGTGCACCTTGATCGCGTTTGCGGCGGGTGCAGTTCTTGAGGCTACGGGATTCTTCTCGTGGCTCGGTAAGTTCTTCCCTTGGACTAGGCCGGGTAAATGAGCGTGTCGAAGAAGATTGATTACATCCACACGGTATCGAGCAGCGAGGTTGCGAGCACCGACTCGTCTGCCTTCACCGAGGTTGTGGAATCTTCTGACCTGGTTGCGGGCAAGACGTACCACGTCATCTGCAATGCGTTGATCGAGGGCAGCCACAACGGAAGCGTGTTCGAGTTTCGTCTGTACGACACTACGAACGGTGCCGAGGTGGCTGACTCGAAGATTCTCCGCGAGGTCCACACTGCGAACGAAACGCAGTCCTACCACTTCGTGGGATCGTTCACCGCAGGAGCCAGTGGCGGCGGCCTTGCTTTCCAGCAGAAGGCTGCGGCGAGCAAGACGGTCAGGACTCAGTCGGTCTCCATGATCATCATGGACCTGTCCGGCATGCGTCCGACGGACTACTTCCTCGAATCCGACTCCACGCAGGCCCAGCACACGGACTCTTACGTTGACCGCGTAACCAAGACGGTGGACAAGACGAAGGCTGGCGACCAGTGGATGGTGTTTGCTTGGGGTTCATTCTCCATGGACAGCACATCCAAGACAACGGCGATGACGCTTTCGTACACAAACGGCGGGTCAACCGAGGCTGAGCCGGAGACCGTCTTCGAGGGAGAGGATCTGACTGAGATCCTGGCGTTCTCGATCTCGCGTACGTTCACCATCGGGACAACGGGCACGTCCGTCTGGAAGATGCAGTCGAAGGATCCCGTCCTCCACGCATCGACCCCGAACGATTACGAGGCTGGCGCACTGTTCGGCCTCCGCTTGAATGCGTTTGCCGACTTCTCGGTTGACTACGACACCGGCGGCACCGTCTGGATTGCGGATGAGTTCCAAGAGGCGGCATCGGTCTCGCACACTCCATCTCAGGCCGGTGGCAACATCGTCCTTGCCACCTGCATTGCCGACCCTGACAGCCGGGGAAACCGTGGCTTCTTGGCTAGGATTCAGGTTGACGGCACGAGTAGCCCGAACGCGGTTGGCGACACGCAGTTGAACACAAACACGTACGACGCCACGTCAATGCCGTCCATTCTTGTGACGAGCACGTACACGGGTGCCAGAGGCGTCACGAACACGATCGATCTTGACTGCAAGAGGTCCGTCACGGGCGACACGCAGTTGGTCAAGGACAAGAACCTGGTCTCCTTCTCGGCTGAGTTGAACTACGACTCGCCCACGGTGACCGGCAAGATGCGTAGGCCGGGAGTATTCCGGCGTGGCGGCGGCAGAACAACAAGAAAGAACTTGCGTAGATAGACATGAATCTTCCGGTGATTGAAAATTGTGATGACTGTGGGGCTTGCTGCATGACGGCAGGCGTTCCCCCATTCACGGACGCAGAGTTCGCACAGTTGGACGACGAGGTCCAGACTGAACTCTCGTTGTACCGGATTCTGGGCAGGTCCAAGGGAATGATCTGCGCTTGGCTGGATAGTTCCCGCAAGTGTGATGGCCACGACATTCGGCCTGACGAGTGCCGCAATCTTCAACGCGGCAGTGATGACTGCCTGATGGACCGGGCAAAGTACAACATTGATTGAAATCCAACATCGGCACAAATGCCGAAGGTGAAATATGGCCGTAACAACAATAGTAGCAGAGCATCACGACAGGGCGATGCAAATCATTGACATGACCATTGACTGTGGTGACGGAGATCCCGCAGACAAGGTTACAACGCACAAGTATTACGGGTATTTGGTGCAAGCAAGAATCGAGTTCGACAGCACAAAGCCTACGAATGCATTCGACATGACGGTCAAGGACGAGTTCGGAACAGACCTCTTGAACGGCACCGGGGCAAACATCTCAACAAGCGGTACCGAGGTCGTCATCACTCAGGCTGACCTGGACAACGGCATGGCATGCTCTGGCTTGTTGACGGTCGATGTTGACAACGCTTCAAACTCTGGCAGCACTGCGAACAAACTGTACCTCTACATTGCGAGGTATCAATGAGCAGAGGCGGAATGCCATGGCCGAAGACCGTAGACCGAATCCGAGCACAGGTTGCTGAGGACGAGGCTACGGGTGCAACGGTGCGTCCTCTCACCAAGAGGCAGCAGATATTCCTGTCGAAGTTCAAGGACATCCTTGTCGTCCAGAAGGCGGCCAAGGCTGCTTCGATCGACGGCAGCAACCACTACAAGTGGATCAAGGATTCACCTGGATACCGAAAGCACTTCCTCGCAATCTACGATGAACTGGCGGAGACGGCGTTCGCCATCGGTTACAGCGAGGCGTTCAACGACGGTGACCCACGGGGCAAGGAGATGTTCCTTCGGGCCTTCTACCCCGAACTGTTCAACCCCAAGAAGAAACTCGAAATGTCGGGTCCAGACGGCGGGAGCATTGAGATGTCTCATACCTCCCCTCCAGTGGCCCATATCATCCAAAGACTCAATGCACTCACGGAACGGAAAAACGACGGACAAGTCGAAGAAGACGCAGGACGCGCCCTCCCCTCCGAAGTCAGCAGAGATCAAAATCCCAGATTGCTGGGAGGATCCTGACTCCGGTGCCGTAATCTGGTCTGATCCAGAACGGAATAGGGAAGAACGCGAAACGCTACTCTTCGCAGTAGAGCACGACTCCACTAGGGAGCGTGTGCTCGGGCTTTGTCGTAAGTCCATTCTGTTCTGGGTGAACTACTTTGCTTGGACGTACAACGTCAAGTCGGTCGATGAGAACGGTCGAGAGATCCCTTCAAAGGAACAGCACGTCCCGTTCATCACATGGCCCGTGCAGAACGATGCGTTCAGGGAACTGAACTCCGCGATTCAAGAAGGCCGAGACGTTCTCATCGACAAATCCCGAGACATGGGTGCATCCTGGATCTGCATCACCGCCGCAGTGTGGCAGTGGCTGTTCGCCCCCGGCTCTCAGGTGCTTCTCACCTCTCGTGTGGAAGACCTCGTGGACCGCACGGGCGACCCCGACACGTTGTTCTGGAAGATCGACTACATCATCCAGAACCTTCCGCCCAGCATGTTGCCCGCCAAGTACGAGGACATGCAGCGTGGCGGGAAGTACCGCAGCCACATGCAGTTGGTCAACCCGAAGACATCGAGCACGATTGCCGGTCAGGCGACGACGGAGCACATTGGCCGTGGTGGCCGACGTACTTTCGTATTGTTCGACGAGATGGCTTCGATGCAGAACGGACGTGCTGCTTGGCAGTCTGCCGCCGATACGTCTTCCTG